AAATTAAATCTAATGGAATTAAAAGTAAGAGCAGTTGAATCTGTTGAAGAAAAATCAGTGCAAGAAGTTGAAAAAGAACTTTTAGAAAAGCACGAAGAAAAAATAAATGAAACTTCTACTGAAGAAACTCCACAAGTTAAGATGGATTTTGGAGAAGAAGCTAAGGTTAAAGAAACCGAAGTTCAAGCAGAAGAAGTTAAAAAAGAAGAAAGTGTCGTACACGACACTTCTGAAAAGACGGAAGAAGTGGCTCAAGAGCCAGCTGAACTGTCAGAACAAGAAGTTCTTTCATATATTGGAAAAAGATACGGTAGGGAAATTAATTCACTAGATGAATTAAATGCAGCTAGAGAAGAAGCTGAAAAGCTTCCAGAAGATGTTGCAGCCTATTTTAAGTATAAAAAGGAAACAGGAAGAGGTATTGAAGACTATGTAAAATTACAAAGAGACTTTAGTGCTATGCATCCTGATTCTTTGCTGCGTGAATATTTAACAGTAACAGAAGGAGAGGGTTTAGACCCTGAAGATATAGACTCGTTAATGGAAGATTATTCTTTTGATGAGGATGTAGATGATGAAGCTGATATTAAAAAAATCAAGTTAGCAAAGAAAAGAACTATTGCCAAAGCAAAAAAATTCTTTAACGAACAGAAAGAATTATATAAGCAGCCCCTTGAGTCGAGTTCGGCTGCCAATCCTCAAGCTCAAGAAGAAGTACAAGCATATAGGCAATACTTAGAATCTGTTAAAACTCAACAACAAGAGGCAGAGGTTAAGCGTGATTGGTTTGTAAAAGAAACCAATAAAGTATTTACAGACAACTTCAAAGGTTTTGATTTTGTTATTGACGACAATACGTTAACTTTTTCTCCTGGTGAAACAGCTACAATAAGAAAAAACCAAGAAAACGTCATGAATTTTGTAAATAAATTTCTTGACGATAAAGGTTTAATTAAAGATGCAGCTGGATACCATAGAGCTTTAGCAATTGCGATGAATCCTGATAAGTTTGCCAGGTTCTTTTATGAACAAGGCAAATCAAATGCTACGGAAGATGTTATGCGTAAGACAAAAAATATTGAAATGTCAGAACGCAGAGCGCCAGAAGTAACAAACAAAGGAGGATTCCAAGTTAAGTCTGTAAACCCTGATTCAGGGCGAGGCTTAAAAATTAGAAGTATAAAACGTAAATAATAAAAATTAAAAATTTAAAAAATGGCAGGAAGTGTTCAGGCAACCCCAGGGTTTGCTTTACAGCCAAGCGCAGAACAAGTGCCTTTGGCTACAAATTATATTACAAACTTTGATTTCTTAAATCAGTATTTACCTGATACATATGAAAAGGAGTTTGAGCGATATGGAAATCGCACAATTGCATCTTTCTTACGATTAGTAGGAGCTGAGATGCCATCTAACTCTGACCTTATAAAGTGGGCGGAGCAAGGAAGATTACACACTAAATATATCAACTGTGCTTCAGGAGCAAATGCTGCTGCTGACACAGCTACAATTACAGTAAATGATGTATTAGTACCAGGTACTGGAAGTATTGCAGTTCGTGTAGGACAGACTGTTGTTATCTCTGATAACGCAGGTTCTGGAGAAAATAAAGGTATTGTTACTGCGGTTAACACAGGAGCAGGTACTTTTGATGTAGCTTATTATGAAGCTGCTGGACAAGTAGGTGGAGCTGGACTAACAAGAACAGTATTTATCTATGGTTCTGAATTTAAAAAAGGAACTAGCGGAATGACTGGCTCATTAGAAGCTGACGATGTTATCTTTGATAACTCTCCAATTATCATAAAAGACAAATACGCTGTAAGCGGTTCTGATATGGCACAAATTGGATGGATTGAAATTACAACTGAAAATGGAGCTTCTGGATACTTATGGTATCTAAAATCAGAACATGAAACAAGATTACGTTTCGATGATTATCTTGAAACTGCAATGATTGAAGCTGTTCCAGCTGAAGTTGGTTCAGGAGCTATTGCAGCAACAGGTGATGTAGGTAACAAAGGTTCTGAAGGTATTTTCTATGTTGTAGAAAATAGAGGAAATGTTTGGGCAGGTGGTAACCCAGCTGCATTAGCAGACTTTGATGCTATTATATCTCGTTTAGACAAGCAAGGTTCTATTGAAGAAAATGTAATTTTCGTAGATAGAGAATTTAGCTTTGATATTGATGATATGTTAGCTGCTCAAAACTCTTATGGTGCTGGCGGAACGTCTTATGGTTTATTTGACAATGATAAAGACATGGCATTAAACCTAGGATTTACAGGATTCAGAAGAGGATATGACTTCTACAAGTCTGACTGGAAATACTTAAATGACCCAACTATGCGAGGTGGATTACCTACTGGTGCTAACTCAGGAAGAATAAATGGTCTTCTTGTACCAGCTGGTTCTACTACAGTATATGACCAAATTTTAGGCAAGAACGCTAAGAGACCATTCTTACACGTTCGTTACAGAGCTTCTGAAACAGAAGACAGAAGATACAAAACTTGGATTACAGGTTCTGCTGGTGGTGCTGCCACTTCTAGCTTAGATGCTATGGAGGTACACTTTTTATCAGAAAGAGCTGTGTGTACCTTGGGTGCAAACAACTTCTTCTTATTCCAAGAGTAGTATTTATTACAAGGGAGGTTTAACCGCCTCCCTTATTTTTTTAATCTAATTAAATTATATATAATGAAAAGAAAAAACACCCCTGTAGACAAGGTCTACAAATTATTAAGAGATGCCGCTCCTATATCTTTTTTACTACCAGCTGGCGGCTCAAGAAGACAACCCTTATTACATTTTGACGAATCACAAGGAGTCAATAGACCTTTAAGATATTCGCCTAATCAAAAATCTTGTTTTGAAGATGAGCAAGATGGAAATGTACTTCGTGAACCTATTGAATTTACTGATGGTTTTTTAAGAGTCCCTAGAACAAACCCTGTATTGCAAGAGTTTTTATATTATCATCCTGCAAATGGTAAAAAGTTTGTTGAGGTAAATGAAGAAGAAGATGCCGCTAAAGAAATTGAAAGATTAAATATAGAGGTTGATGCTCTTATTGAAGCTAAAAAATTATCTGTAGACCAGTTAGAAACAATATCAAGAGTGTTGTTAGGCGTAAATACAGAGACAGTGAGTACAGCTGAACTTAGAAGAGATTTGTTGGTCTTTGTAAAAAAAGACCCTCAAACATTTATGAAAATGATTAATGACCCTATGTTGAAACTACAATCAAATGTTCAATTGTTTTTTGATAAAGGATTATTAAGTTTTAGAAATAAACAAAAAGAGGTTTGGTATAACACATCTTCTAACAAAAAGAAAATGCTAACTGTTCCTTTTGGAGAAGACCCATATTATATAGTAGGGTCATATTTACAAAGTGATGATGGTATAGAGGCATTAAAAATGTTAGAAACATTGATGGAAGAATAAGCCTAAACCATTAATCTACAGAGGGGTCAAAAATAATTGACCTCTTTTTTTTTGCTTATCTTTGTAAAAAAGAAAGCGATGATAAATTCTGTTAGAAATACAGTTCTTGCTATCCTAAATAAGAATAATTACGGATACATTTCGCCATCAGATTTTAATCTATTTGCAAAACAAGCACAGTTAGATATTTTTGATGAATATTTTATTTCATATAATAATTACATAAATAAAGAAAACGGAAGAGTATCTGGAACTGGATATGCTGACATGACTAAAAATATTGAAGAGGTTATTGATGTATTTTCAGTCACAGCGAGCTTAACACAAACTTTAGGAAACGAATATAGTGTACCTACGGAAGCTACGACTGGTTCAGATTATTATCTTTTAAACAAAATATTAATATATAGTTCTGTCACTTCTTCAGGCACTTCTACAGGGACAGGAGGAGGAAACACTCAATTAATTGATTCTACTGCAACTTTTCAAACAGATGGTGTAGCAACAGGGGATACTGTTTCCGTTATACTTTCTAATTCCGTAATTACTAATTTAAAAGTTGTTTCAGTAAGTAATGAAACTACGTTAGTTGTGAATGTTGCTTCTTTGACCACAGCAAATCTTCCTTATGCTATCTATAAAAAAGCGAATTTAAAAAACGAAGCCGAGCAGGTAAATCATTCAAAAATAACAATGTTAAATAAATCTATGCTTACAGCTCCAAACATTACATACCCTGCCTATACACAAGAAGGAAATACATTAACCTTGTATCCTGATACTATTAATACAATAGGAAGAGTTGTTACACAATATATAAGGTATCCTAAAGACCCTAAATGGACTTATATTTCATTGACAGGTGGCGAGCCTGTGTTTGACCAATCACAGTCTGATTATCAAGATTTTGAATTACCTCCAGATGATGTAAATAACTTGGTTGCAAGAATTTTACAATATGCTGGAATGTCTATAAGAGAGTTGTCTACTGTACAGTTTGGACAAGCAATAGAACAATTAGAAAACCAAGAACAATAAGATGGCATATATAAATCAGAGAAAATATTATACTAATGACGGAACAAACCCAACAAATGCAAACTGGGGGTCATATCAATATGTAAGCTTAGAAGATATTGTAAATAACTTTGAGCTTATGTATGCTGGCAATCATTCGTTGGTTAATAATGAATCAAGATATAAGATATTGTTCCATGCAAAAAGAGGCATCCAAGAATTAAACTACGATGCCTTTAATAATATAAAAGCATTAGAGCTTACTGTATATGATGACTTAAAGTTTATATTGCCACCAGACTTTGTTAATTGGGTTAGATTATCAATGTATAAAGATGGATGGATTAGACCACTAACAGAAAACATACAAGTAAATTCAGCTACATCATATCAGCAAACTACAAGCACACCAGATTTAAATGGTAATGATGTTATAATTCAACAATCCACATTAGATACAGAAAGATTGAATGGTCAACAAAACAGTATTTATTTAAATAAAAATAATGCAGATGACCAAATACCTTTAGATACACAATATAATTGGTATGCTGATTATACCATAGGCGCAAGATATGGTCTTAATACTGAAACAGGAAATATAAACCCTACATTCAGAATAGACAAAACAGCTGGAGTAATAAATTTTGATTCTACGATGGCTAATCAAGATTGTATTTTAGAATATGTTTCTGATGGTATGGAAAATGGAGATGATTCCAAAATAAAACTTAACAAGCTTTTTGAAGACTTTATATACGCATATATAGAGTATGCTATTTTAAATAGTAAGTTTAACGTACAAGAATACATTATTAATAGAGCCAGAAAACGCAAGCAAGCTTTATTAAGAAACGCAAAAATTAGACTAAGCAATATTCATCCTGGTAGATTACTTATGAATCTTAGAGGAGAGAATAAGTGGATTAAGTAATGGCAAATATTCAAAGAAATTTTATAAGAGGGCGAATGAATAAAGGTCTTGACGAAAGACTTGTCCCTAATGGAGAATATATAGATGCCCTTAATGTAAGACTAGGTTCAACAGAAGAATCGGAATATGGAGCAGTTGAAAACTCTAAAGGTAATACGATTCTTACTACATTAATGTTTGACTCTATAGAGCTTAGTAATAATGCTAGATGTATTGGAGCTTTTGAAGATGGCGCTAATGAAACTATTTATTGGTTTGTACATGACCCTTCATTTACTTCTAGTCCTACTGCAAAATTAGATTTAATTGTTTCTTACAATACCAATACAGCCAATACTACTTATAATGTAATTAGCGCAAATGATGGCACTAATTTAAATACTACTTTAAATTTTAGCCCTTACAATTTAATAACTGGTGTATCTATGGTGGATAACCTATTGTTTTTTACAGACAATTATAATCCCCCTAGATATATTAATATAAATAGAAGTTATAGTTTACCTGGAACATCTCCATCATATTTTGATGGTTTTAGCGGTGAAGCATTAATGGTAATTAAAAAACCACCCATTGAAGCTCCTACAATACAAACTTTAAATTTAATAGGACAAGAAGATGATTTTTTAGAAGAAAGGTTTATTTCTTTTGCATATCGATATAAATATGCTGACAATCAATATTCTGCAACATCTCAATTTAGTGAAGAAGCTTTTACTCCTTCATCTTTTAACTTTAGTTACAATAGCTATTTAAATGAAGGAATGAAAAACACTAAAAATGCCGCTATAATAACTTTTAATAGCGGTAGTTCTTTAGTTAAAGGAGTTGAGCTTTTGTTTAAAGAATCCACCACAAATAATATTAAAGTTATTGAGTTGTTAGATAAAAATACTTTAGGGTATTCTGATAATACTGATTATACATATACTTTTGATAACAGCAAAATATTTACACTTTTACCAGACTCAGAAATATTAAGACTTTATGACAATGTTCCTAAAGTTGCTAAAGCCCAAACTATTATGGGTAACAGGTTGGTTTATGGAAACTACAAAGAAGGATATAATTTAAAAGACAAGTTTAATCAAAATATTAGATTAGAATTTTTTGCTAGTTTAAATAGTAAGGTAATAGCGACAGATGAATTATTTAATTCAACAGGAGCTGGATATTATACAATAGGTCCAACTACTTCTAACATTAATGATTCTATTGTTTATATAGATTTATCTACTCCAGCAGGAACAACATTAGAACTTACTGCTGGGTCAAGTATAACTTTAGATTTTACAATTACCCATACTCAGTTTACAGGGACAACACCAACTGCTCAAACGACAAACACTGATATTATATTTGATTATACGTTACCAACGTATTTTCCTAATGTATATTCTTTAGCTACAAGCACAGATTTTATTGAAAAAATAGGAACAGTTTCAAATATACAAACTGTCACAAACGCTTGTAATGGCTCTACTTTAACAGACCAAGTAAATTGTGCTTTACCACAAACTTTAGGCACTTATACAAAAACAGCTAGTGGTATAACAAATACAGGAGAGCCTATTGCTATTATAGCTTCTCCTGCTAGTAACACTATTGGGTTGCAAATTATAGCAATGAATTATGTTGATGGAGCAAACAACGCATATGAGTTTTATGAAATTGTAAGCGCTTCAGCTAATTTTAGAAACACCGATACAGTAAGAAGTCTTCATAGTAATAGGGGTTATGAAGTTGGTATAGTTTATATGGATGAATTTAATCGTTCTTCAACAGCTCTTGTAAGCCCTAATAACACAATACAAATTCCTTGTTCTAATTCTATAAATAAAAATGAATTAGAAGTAACAATACCTGTACAACAACTTGCTCCAAAATGGGCTACTAGGTATAAGTTTGTTTTGAAACCAACTGAAACTACATACGAAACTATTTATTCAAGCATATATTTTCAAGACCCTGGAAGTAATGCTACTTATTTTTTATTAGAAGGAGAAAACGCAAATAAGGTTGAAGAAGGAGATAGGTATTTTGTAAAATCAGACAGCAACGGACCTTTATTAAGATGTGTAGAAGCTACAGTTTTAGAAAAAGAAGCTAAACAAGCAGATTTTTTAACTGATTCTCAAGGAGCTTCTATTACGTCACCTGCTGGAACATATATGAAAATTAATCCAAATAATTTTTCTACTGTTCGTGGTGATAATGATATTATAACACCTGGTTCAGACACAGCAATTCAAAATAGCGCAAATGATTTTCCTATACTTTCATACCCTATGAATTTAGCTGACCCAGCAAATCCTGGTCAGTTTTTAGATTATGATGTTCCTGCTGGCAGTAGAATTGTAATATCTATAAGACAAGAAAGATTAGGTGTCGGTAAAGGTAATGCAAAGTGTGAAAGAAGAATAAGCCAATTAGATGTTGAATTAATTTCGTCTACTACATATTCAAATATGCAAAATTGGTGGAACGGAGATAATGTTGAAGCTGTATTAAACGATGCTGTTACGGAAGTTGGCGGAAATACAGGAAGTATATTAAACGTATATGAATCCGCTACAGCTACTTCTAAAACTGATATATCAACTGCTGAAAGCACAAATTATTATAAATTTTATAGAGAACAAAATCCTGCTGGAGGAGATGGAGAGCTATCATTACTTATTACAGGAACAGTGAGATGTAGTGGCGCTTTATCAAGAGCTAAACGAAGGTCAACTGTTACAGCCGACATACAAATCTATAGAGCAGATTCTATTTTAGTATTTGAAACTCGACCCACAGATGCTTTAGAAAACATTTGGTATGAAAACCATTTATCTTTTCCTATTACATCTGACGGAATGCATACAGGTAATGTTCAAAGTCAAACTTCAAGTTTACCAGCAATCATTGATACAGAATTTTCTGATTGTTTTGC